CTTCATCCCAAAGAGCATCAAGCTCCTTAGAATTCATATCATTGTTAATCTCAGCATTTAAAGTAACTACTAATGAATTTAAATCATCCATCTTAGTTGAATACTGATTTTTAAGACGATCTTCTTCGGATTTTAGCTCTCTTTTTTCAATTGCTATCTCCTCAGTTTTTCGTCTGTAGTCAGCATCTTTTTGATAACCTGCTTTTAATTCTTCAAGGTCAACATCAATCTTTTCACCATTAACAATAACTTGGTGTAGATCGGTTGTTTGTTCTTCAATTGCATTTTCATCTTCTGATGCTTGTTCTTCATCTGCTACTTCCAAAGTTTCCTCTGGTTGAGTTTCAGGTTGTTGTTGTTCTTCTGTTTTAGTTTCAGCTTTCGCTTCTACTTCTTCTTTTGGTTCAACTAGTGCTGCTTCTTCTTGAGGTTTTTTGATAACTCCATTTGAGTCCATTAAACTTTCAATAGATTTTGCTGCACCTTCTACTGAATTGTTATTCAGTAATGGGTTTTCGTTAGACATTAAGTCCTCCTATGTTAAGCTGTCTTGCGACTTGGCTTATTCTAACCTTTGTGGTTAAAATTTTGTATTATCCTGTTGTTTTCTGAAATCTTCTAACTGTTTAGAAGCAAGTTTTCCAGTTTCAACAATTGTATGCAGGTGTTGTTCAACTTTACCTACAACATTATAAGCAATCCAAAGTTTTTCTCTGGTATCACTCTCTTTAGCACCTGTTTTTTCAAGAAGTGCTTCAGAATAAATTTTTTTAAGAGTTTCTATGCTCTCTTGAAAAAGTTTACTCTCCAATATCTGCTTGGCTTCGTTGGATCGGCTGATTTCTACCGACCTGTCTGCCTGGTCTTTCACTTTCATTTATTCCTTTTAACTGTTCACCAAACATATTAGTAGATTTTGCCGCTTGTTCAAGTATTTTGTTATCTCCAGCAACCATCATCTTATCTAAATCTGCATCAGCTTTAATTTTTGCAGTATCTAATTGTGTATTATACTTTAAAGACATTTCTTTTATCTTAGTTTCAAAGTCTAACTGCATTTCTTGAGTTTTTTGAGCAAGTTCTTGAGATTGTAACTGTAGGTCAGCAATCTTTCTCTTATTCTCAGCATCAATTCTAGTAAATTCTATTTTCTCAATAGGAGTTAATGGTGGTGGTTGAGGTGGTGGCATCATTTGTTTACCAACATCAGGATCTACAAAGTAAGTTTCTACATTTTTAAGACCTGCATTTTCTACCATCTTAGTCAAAGTGTTATACATATTTTTAAGATTAACCATTGGCATTTCTTTTCCACCTTGTAATTGGAATGCTTGTAGTTGTCTTTCTAAAATACTGTTTAACATAATCGTTTGTTGTTCTTTAGAACCAGTTCCTAGTCCAACAACAATACTAATATTAAATCTATCTTTCCATTCAGTAGGTCTAACTGGAATATATTGATTACTCATCATTATAATTTTTTCTTTGTCTTGATACTTAACCATCAGTTCAAATATTTTTTTAAATAAAGTTTTAACACCTGTTTCTGCAAAGACTCTAGCAATCAATTCTGATCTCATTTGAGTTTGTTGCATTAGTGCATTTACACCAGTTGCTGTTTTAGCATTTAATGTATCTGGACTTAAACCTTGAGCTTCTTTTGAAACACCAGTTCTAGCTTCTCTAACTGAATCTAAATAAGATAATAATGGAAAGGCTTGTTGTGAAATTGGTTGAGCTTGTAAAGGTTGCATAACTTGGTTCGGTGGTTGTTTAGTTCTAACAATTCCACCAGGTCTAGTCGTTAATAAATCATCCATATTAACCATACCATCCATAACAGCTACTCTGTTGTTATTTGTTAAATACATATTGTCTAACAACTGACGCATAACTGTAGATTTCATTAACTGAACATCTTCTACTAATTCTGAAATTGATCTTCCATAAAATCTGTGTGGCATTGGAATAGGAGTGATGGTTACAAACGGAATATTATCGCAAGGCATATTTGATAATATGTTTGCACCATCTGTTCCAGCCGATATAACTTTTCTAAGCTCTGCTATACCATCTTCATCATAATCATATTTTACATAAGACTCATAAACTAAAACTTTTTCAGTTGATGTGTCTGTTGGATTATTAATTGAATAATTATCTATATCTCTTGTTCTTACATTTTCTTCATTGTCGTAAATATCTAAATCTGATTTTGGTAACTCATCAACTTCTTCTTGAGAATAACCCATAGCGACTAAGTCTGATCTTGTCATTAAAACTTTATGAGAAACAAAATTTGCATCTTCAATTGTCTTAGCACTTCTATCAATTAAAAATTCTTCAGGTGGAATGCTTTCAACTTTTACTCTACCTGTTTTAGTAATTCTTTTAATTTTGCAATTATATAAATCAAAATTAGGAACTTGTACTTGAGAGGTATCTACACCTTGAGCTTGATATTGTTCTAAAACTTTTTCAAATTCTTCTTTGGCAGACTCATCTTCAAATACTTCTTCTTCAACAATTTCTATTTCATCTTTAGTATCTTGCAAAGTTTCCTTTTCAACTGCTGATAAATTTTCGTAAGTTTCGTAATCTACTTTTTCAGAGTCATCCCAATAAATTTTTAAGAAACCATTTTTCTCAATTAACGCATCTTTAAAAAAATTATATAATAATTGGAAGCCATCATTCTCTTTATAAAAAACATGATTTAAATAAGCTGTCGCTTGGTCAGCCATAGGAATATCTTCGGCTGTCATAGGTTCGCAATTTACAACTTTATCTGAAGCTGTGAATACTCTTAATAAATTAGGTAACAAACTTTCAATCGTATCTGATACATCTGTACTGACTACTTGGCTACGACCATCTATTTCTGTTCCTAATTTATCCCCTAAATAATATTCTAAAGATTTTGCTCTGGAGTCAGAAAGTTCTCCTCCTAAATAACCTAAAGCATTTTGGATTTGATTTGATAATAAACTTTGTAATTCTATATTGGATATTTCTTTATTTTTTTTTGCCATATTAAACTATATAATTTGTATCTACTCTTATTGGCTTATTCCAATCCGATCTTTCTATGGGTTCTGTAACAGCTCCATATCTTACCGAATCGCAAAAGTGTGATGCCCAATTGTGTAGGGGTTTATTCCTAAAACAATTATTTTTTTCATCCCACCGCTTACAATATGATTTTAATGCTTCTACTAGCTTATTGCAATTGTTTTTATGAAAAAAACACTTTGGTAACATTCGTCTTACTTGCTCAATACCATCTTCTACACTAAGTTTGGGTGCTATGTCAAATTCTAACCCTAGTTCTTTAGCGGTTTCCCATCTGGATTTATTTGTGCCAATCTCTCTAACTCTAATATCATGGGGAGCTATATGCTTTGAATACTTGTAAGGTTTGCTATCTACAATATTAATATAATGCTCTAAACCTTCACCAGAATTTTCGTAGCAATCAATAATTCTAATTTCGCCATTTGATCTTCGTTGAGCAAAGGTAATAACTGTACTATCATTCATTCCTAAATCCCACCAGGTTTCTACTTCTATATCTTCGTCTATATCAAAGTTAATCACCTTGCCTGACTTCTCTAAATCTTCAATCGTAGATCCAAAATAAGAACCACTTATTCCAGCTTGAAATGAGCATTCAAATTCTTGTTCGTAACTTTCAGGCGACATAGTTTGTTTCGCTGCATCTAATTCTTCTTGAGCTATGATCTTTGTTTCACTAGCTTTAAAAACGGATGTGAACCAATCTTTATTTTTTTTAGCTTTCTCATGGAGTTCGTAGAACCAATTTCTTCCCATTGGTGTGCCGATAAATATGGCAAATCCTTTCCTGTCCGAAAGACATGGTCTTAAAATAGTATCAAAGAGGTCTGGCGAAAGGTTTTGAGTTTCATCACAAACTATACCATCAAAGTATTGTCCTCTAATAGCTGCACTATTCTCACCGCCTAAAATTTGTATTCTTGAATTGTTTATAGGAAAGTCCACCCTTAATTCAGACTCATTAAACTTAACTCCTGGAATTGTGGCAGAAAATTGTTTCATATAATCCCATGCTGTACTCTTTCCCTGCAAACGGTAAGGAGAGATGAAAGCATATCTAGGATAGGGTTTACTGCTTGTCAGAGCTGCTCTAATGAGGTGGTTGATAGCAAAGACGGTCTTACCCCCTCTCCTGTGAACGATCACTACATTGAAGCGGTTCTTATCGCATTTTTCATGCAAAAAATTTTGGATTTGTCTTGGCGAATAAGGAATAACAATTTGTTTCATTTTAAAACAAAACCCCCCTTAGTGTAAAGTTTTGTTGGAATTATCAAAATCATCTTCTGTTATAAATTGATACTTTAAAAACTCTGAAAAGTCATCAGCTTCAGCTTGATTATCAAAACCTCTAAAGTGAGTTATCACAACTGGTTTCTTTGTCGTCTTATCCTTCATAATGAAGATTATTGTTTTTAGAAATTTATCATCCATGTGTTTATGCCTTGTATCAATATTATTTCAACAGGTAACCTAAAAAGTGGGTATACCACTTTTAAAACCCCCCATGTTCGCTATTTGTTCTTCATAACTGAGATATTACAACCACAACATTTAAAACGATAATTCTGGACTATCAATAGTAATGTTCCGATAATTAATAGTTATCGCCACTTTAGAATCTTTCTAAGTAATTGTGTGATATTTTTGCAACACTTTTACAATCTTGTACATAACAATTGCTTTTTATGTGTGTTATTTTTACCACTCTCTCATTAAAATCAACACTTTTAGAAGGTTTAGCAAAGTAAATATTAATCATTAATTACTTATTTACTCCATGAAATGGTTAAAGGTTGCGAATTATCCGATTTAATTGATAAAGTTTCGGCTGCTTTACCAAACTTTTTTGGTGCAATCTTACCTGCACTCCATTGGCTTGATGCAATAGTAAGTTTAAAAAGGTTTACTAAGTTCTGACCTGCTTTAGCATCAATCTCACCAGACTCAATTTTAGCCTCTAATTCTAGTCTTTTATCTTTTAAAGAACTCAGCTCCAAGTCAATCGCTAATTGTTTCGCTTGGTTATACTTCATCATTAATTCTTCAGAGTTAATCAACTCTTTTCTAAAACTTGACCAGGTATAACTGATCTCAGGTTTTTCAAATACTTGTCTAATTGTTAAACCATCAGCTATTAATTCAAGGATCTGTTCTTCTAATTTTCTGTTAAGTTTTCTTGGTCTACCAGCCATTTTAATTTCTTTGCTTTAGCAAAGCCATAATATTTTATTTATTTAACGACCTGGCAAGGCAAGAAAGAAAGGAAAGAAAAGCACAATACCAGGTCTAGTTAATTAACTTATTTTAGACTAATGCAAGGGAGCTAGTAGTCTAATAATTTACTAACACAATATGTAGTAGATTACAAATCAAAAGGTCTTTTTGGCTTATAAAATGTTCGCTTGTCAAGGGTTATAGGATTATATTTAAGTTTCTTTTCAAATAATAACTTATCTATTATTTTCATAATAGTGAAGCTGCCAAACTTAGCATTATTTACGATCCAACGAACTTGAGCATCCGACACCATTCCAGACTCATAATCTCTCATTAACTGATAAACTATTTCAAGTTTTTCAGGGGGGGTGTAAGTGTTATTATAACTCTTTTGAAGGGGTTCATTATTATAGTAATATTCTTCCTCACTCATTTCTTAAAACCTTTAAACTTTTTCTTATTATTATTGTTATTATTACTATTGTTATTACTCTCTAAATGGTACCCATTTTTTGGGTAGTCTGATTGCTTAGATTTTGACACCCTGCCTACCCTAATTTTGGGTAGTCTTAAGGTATATCTATTGGCACTTGATAATCTGTGGATAATTAAGTAGCCATTGTCAACCAGCTCTTTTTTTGCCTTTTGTAAGGTATTTACAGAAACCCCTAATTTCTTGCATAAATTTGAGTTCCTCAAGTTCCTATAATTAGCAGATAATGACTTTATATAACAAAATAATACTTTTGCCTCATTTCCTATCTTATCATCATATATTATTGAATTTGGGATCATAGCGAACCCATTCTTTGTCTTTTCCATATTCTTTAAATCCTTCCTTGCTAGACCTTTCTATATGTCAAAATATGGGTAGTCAATAAAGAACATTTAGAGAACATTAATTATTTTTAACTTTATGCTTTTATCATTTGCAATCTAATACAAAAATGATACAAATAAAGAATGAAAAACAAATCAACAAAGGAAAGAAACATGAAAAAAATAGACTCAAATAATATAGACACAATCATCAACAAAATGAAATCTATGCTTAATGAAAAAGAGTTAGGTGTTAAGGTTAATTTTGGTGGTGCAAGGTATGACTCAGATAGTTTTAAAGTAACTTTAGAAGTATCTTTACCTAATGCTAAAACTAAAGAGGAAAAAGCATTAGAACATGAAATAAAAGTCAGAAATGCAAATAAAAGTTGGGTTAAACCATTAGACCCAAATAAAATTGCAGAGATAAAAAATTCACAAGGACATATTAAATATAGTCTTTGTGGATATAGACCTAAAGCAAGAAAAACTCCTTTTATTGTTTTAAATCTTACTGATAACAAAAAATATATTATTTCAGAGGAAAAAGCAGAAAGATTATTTGGAGATCCAAATTGGAAATCTGAAGTCAAAGTAAAACAATTTAACGATAGTTTAAAAGAAGTACAATTATAAAGACCGAAACACCCCCACAAGGGGTGTCTTAGGGTTAATCCCTAACTGATGAGGTCAGAAACTAAAAGAAAGGTAATATGAAACATAAAATAACATTAACAACTGAAGAATGTTTTGAAGTGATTGGTATTTTAGAAAATCACATTCAAAAAGAAAATGTAGATAAAGATTTATTATCTGCATATAAAAAATTAAATGTTAAAATTCCAGATCCTTGTGGATGTAATTATGACTATGAGATTAAGGAATTTCAACCAAGAATAAGGGGGTAATATGAAAGCTAAAGACTACAAATCAATAACTAATATCCTAGAGTCGCAAAATAAAGGTAAGAAGTTTTACGACTTTATGGATATGGAAGATGTTAAATATAGAATAAAGGAAGAAATAGTTCCTTTACCTAAACAATACTTTAATAATATAGTTAAACTAATAAGGGGGGAGAAATGATATTATTTGGTAAAGTTGTTATTAATAATAAGAAATGGAAACAAGACCTAGAGATTAAAAGCTTATATTACAGAAAAGAAATAGTCTTGTCTGTTGTATCGTTTTTGATAGGTCTAGCAGTAGGGATAATTGTATTTTAATGAAAGATAAAGAAAAACACTTAATTAAGGATATTGAAAAACTAGCAATAGAAACCTTTAAAAACATAATAGAGGGATCTAGGTCTATCAATGGTGTTACTTGGAATAGAATTAAAAACCATAAAAGAAAGGATAAGATACAATGCTTGAAACAATTATCGCAATAGAATTGGCTATATGGATTTTTTATTATGCCACAAACTAAACTTAAATTATTAGACCTATTTAGTGGATTGGGTGGATTTTCATTAGGTTTAGAATCAACAGGATTTTTTGAAACTATTGCATTTGTAGAGAAAGACGAATTTTGTCAAAAGGTTTTAAAGAAAAATTTTAATAACATACCAATTGAAGGAGATATAAGAAATGTCAAAGGAGATAGATACAAAGCAGATGTCATTACTGGGGGATTCCCATGTCAACCATTCTCAGTTGCAGGAAAAAGAAAAGGAACAGATGACGATAGATACCTCTGGGATGAAACTATTAGAGTCGTTAGAGAATGTAAACCCAAATGGTTCATTGGCGAAAATGTTGAAGGTCTTATTAACATCCAAAACGGCATGGTACTCCGACAGGTGCAAACTGACTTGGAAAAAGAAGGTTTCGAAGTCCAATGTCTTATTATTCCAGCTTCAGGCATCGGTGCTTGGCATCAAAGAAAAAGAATCTGGATCATCGGATATAATGTATCCAACTCCAACACAAGATTCGGCATCGGAGAGAACCAAGAAATACAAACAAGGGGGAACACCTTTACCAATGGCAGTAAAAATGTTTCCAACTCCGACAGTAGGATGCGAAGAAGGTGGGGAGCAATCGGAGAGAGTGGAGCAAACGAAATCTGGGGGTTTTATTCTACGAAAGAAAAACAATCCTCAAATGACATTTGGAGCAAAACTGTCAGATGCGATAATATATTTAGAGAAAAACAAAATTTACAATACACCAACAACCAACGATGCAAAGAATCTAACATTTCCTCAGAGTCAAAAAAATCGGACTTCAGTAATAGGGAATATGATTCAACAGCAGAAAATAAAACCTGGTGGCAAACTCAATCCGACCTTTGTGGAGTTCCTAATGGGGTATCCTATGAATTGGACAAAAATAGAGCTAACAGAATCAAAGCTCTTGGAAACTCAATCGTTCCACAAATCGCAAGAGAACTTGGAAAAGCAATCATTGAAGCAGAAAATGTATCGGACTCCGACATCAATGGATATAAATGAAGATAGTATGATTTATGCTGCTAAAATATTAAAAGGAAAAGTTAATAGAAGTAGTAATTCAAGAGTTCAAATAACTTTATCTACTGATGTAGCTATGGAATACTTAAAAAATAATCCAGAATTAATAGACCAATACGATAGACCTTTTATGGAAAGACCTAATCTTCCAAATAAATTAGAGTTTATTGAGTATTTAAAATCTCAAACGTCTATAAAAAAATTATCAAATAATACTGATATTCCTAAAACTAAAATTGAGCATTGGTTTAGAAAAGATAATTCTTTTTCTTATCCAAGTATTGAGGATTGGAATATTATTAAACCTTTTTTAAAAGAGTTAAAATTTGACAGAGAATTAACTTATGAAATTGAAAAAGATTGGAAAGAATGAATAAAACAAATATTTATGGAGATTATAAGGTCTGTATTAAATGCAAAGATCCAGCAGATGTTATAGAGGGAACAAAAGATTACTGTATAGAATGTTGGTATGACCATGTTAATAATGGTAAGAGCTTTAAACAAGTGGATAAGCAGATAAAAGAAGAAGAAAGATTTATTAAAAAGAAATGAAATACTTAATAATATTTATATTGCTATCAAGCTGCTCTTTTAGTGATTACGATTTTAACCCTTCAACAACCATATTAAAACAACTAATAAAAGGATCAAAGAATGATAAAAGTTAAGTTAGAAGCCAACGAAGTTGAACTAGCCTTAAATATTGCATCTAAGAGGTACATAGGCAACCTTAGAATGGGTAAAGGCTTTTCTTATGGTTACACCAAAGGAATTAAATCACAACTAACTGATGGCATATTAGGAGCTTTAGGAGAGGTTGCTTATGCAAAGGCAACTAATAGCTTTTATAATGGTTCTTATAGTGATGATAAACAATTCTATTCAGACTCAGACTTTCAAAATAACATAGAGATAAGAACCCAAGATAAAAAAGAATACAATTTTTTACTGATAAGACCTGGAGAAAAGAAAGGTAAATATATTTTAATTATTAAAGATAATGATAAGGATTTTAATTTTAGTATTATGGGTTCATTTTTATTTAAGGAAGATATACCAGAAAGATTAACAGATTTTGGTTATCCCAATAGACCACCAGCTTATAAAATTTTAATAAAAGAACTAACCAATATGGAGGAAAATGTCAGACAAGATCAATTTTAAATTATTTAAACCTTTTGGTTCAACAGTTGCTAAAGCGGTTATGCCATTAGGATTAATGAAAGACTTTCAAGATGATTTAAAACAAATAAGAGAAGATAAAGAGAAACAAAAGAACCATGATTGGTCTAAAAAGTTGGTCGGTCATGTAGATTCAGAGTATCTAATATCACCAGAGATTATGCTTAAATGGAAACAAAAGTTTTTTGATCCAATTATTAATACTTATGTCAAAAATCATATAGACCATAAAATTAAATCTATTCTAATTAATTCAGCTTGGTATGTAATTAGTAAACCTGGCGATTTTCAACCTACTCATACTCATACTGAATATGTGCATGGTAATTATCATTTAAGCTGCGTTGGTTATTTACAAATACCTAAAATGATTTCAACAACTAACGCAAAAGAACATAATGATTTCTCAGGTCAAACAGAGTTTATAGAAGGATCAGAAAATATGTTTAACAATAATTCTTATAGAGTTATGCCTGAGGTTAGGGATTGGATATTATTTCCAAATTCTCTTTCTCATGTAGTTTACCCATATAATACAGATGATGAAGATAAGGAAAGAATTTCATTTAGTTTTAATGCTACAATAATATTTGATAATGAACTCTCAAATTGAATATAATTTGTATAATTTATTGACTATTTTTGTATTAATTAATAAAAGGAATCTATGAAAACAATTGGGAAAGAGTGGACAAAAAAAGAAGAAGGTGGAGCTTTTACAGCAGATCATTTAAGTCCAAGCCAATTATCTAAGAGTATGGATATTTGGTTTAATGATTATATCGTCTTAACAGCAGAACAAAGAAAATCTTTATTTGGTAATCTTAACATGGACATAGGAGCTATAGTTGGTCAAGCAGTACAAGATTTAATTGTTCATAAATTAACATTTGAAGAAGTAATGAAAGGGAAAAAATGACAGACCAGGTAATGATGGAACTTGCAAAAATGCAAACTAAAATTAGAGCTTATGAGCATAATGAAAAGAAACATATTGAGCAACTCCATTTAAGAGATGAAGAAATATCACAGCTTAAAAAGAAAATAGATTTATTAGAGCTAAAAGAAAACATGATTGCTAAGAATAAAAGCTATTTAGAATTAAAGGCTTTAAAAGATATAGAACAAATAAAAGAAAACCAAAAACTAAAGGAAGGAAAAAATGACAACCAAGAAAACAGTAGCAGTAACAGAAGAAAAAAGTAAAGGCGGTTTTAAGGAAAGAAGAAAGGAATGTTTAACAAGTGCCAATAAAATTCCAACTGTTAATATTAAAGGTAAAAAATATTCTACAGTTAATGAAAGACATAGACATCTTTTACAATACTTTCCAGAAGCTAGATTTAATGAAGAAATATTATTCCATGATAATGACAGAGTTGTCGTTAAAACCGAATTATATATTTCTGATACTATTTATGCTGTTGGTCATGCAGAAGAACATAGAAATGCTAACTTTATAAATAAAACAAGTGCTATGGAAAATTGTAGTAGTTCATCTTTAGGAAGATGTTTAGCAGCATTTGGATTATCAGGTTCAGAGTATGCTAGTGCAGAAGAATTAGTAAATGCCTTAAACAATCAAAAGGGATCTACTCAACAAGTTTCAATTAAAGATACAATTAAAAAGCAAACGACAGAAACCAAGTTGACCGCTTTGTATTCCGATTGGAAAAAAGAAAATGATTCAATAGAAAAAGATTTTGAATCACAACAACAATCAATAAAAAAAAATGGAGGACAAAATGTCAGACAATGGTAGTGGTAAGCAAAAGGATTGGGTTCTATTTCCTTATGATGCCAACAACGAAAAAGCCATCAAAATTGATTTCTCAGGAAATGTAAATTTAGATAATGGCAACAAAGGAACAATACTTGGTGTCAAAGGTTCATCAAAAGATGGTAACACTAAGTTTGTTAAGGTGTTTGCTCAGGTAGGAGTTTTATTCAAAGGTGATGACAAGTTTACTGGCGAAATGAATTACTCTGAAGCTGGTGGACATAAAGGTTTAATCGGTTGGATAAACGAATCAGGTAATATTTTATCTGGTTATAAGAATGAACCTAGACCTAAACAAGCTAAACCTCAAAGCAAAGAAATTCCTTTCTAATTGAAAGTAGTTTTTTTAATTTTAGTTATATATGCAAGTGATGGGAATTTGAGTTATCAAAAGATACCTTTTAATTATTCAGATCAACCTATCACTTGTGAAAAAATGTATAACGAAAGTGTTAAGTATATTGAGAACCTAAATTATAAAGAGGGAAATGGACAAGTTTGGATGCTAACTAAATATAAAAATAAAAATGTAATAGCTCATTATTGCAAAGATAGTAAAGGGAATTATGTCAGATAATATAAAGTTTATAAATAATTTAGAAAAGTTATTACATGAAAAAGAAGGAGATTATGGACATTTTGACCATACTGCTTTTGTCATGGGTGGAATGATGGAGAAATATTTATCAGTTCATAATAATAAACCAGTTAAAGTACCTTTAAAGTTCTTTGGTTTATTTATGATTTTTTTAAAATGTTGGAGAATTATGCAATCAAAAGACTACAAAAAAGATAGCTTTGACGACATCAATGGCTATACAGAGTTGTTAAGGAGGTTAGTTGTAAATGAAAACAAAACAAAGAGGTAAACGACCAATGACACCCAAAATGCTGAAGCTATTGCAATATATAAAAATATATAGTACAAAACATGGATATATGCCAACATTTTTAGAAATGGCTAATGAGATGGGTTACAAGAGTAAAAATTCAGTTAGTGTTTTAATTGAAAAATTAGAACAAAGAAATGATCTTAAAAGAGATTACTCTGGATATAGCAGAAATATAATTTTAAATGTTTAAAGTTATTAAAAAATCTAGTTTAGAATTATCAGCTGAGTTTGAAGAAATTTTTGATGGTGCAACTGTAGAAGAAGCTACACAAAAAGCATTCAATCAAAAAATGCCTAGTGAGTTTGCAAAAGTAAACATCACCGACAACAAGTTCATTAAGGCAAATGTTAAAGTAGTTGGTGAGGAGCATGACAATGAGTCTAAACAGTACAGTAAGATTGTACCAGAAGCTGAATAACATTCATAAAAAGATTATGAAATCGTTAGATAGCAGAATGTGTGTGCATACTTATAATGACTATTTGGAGTATAAACAATTGGTAAGAAGAATTGTTGCCAATCAAAACTCTGATGCTGTTATTAAATATAAAGAATTAGAAATCTAGTTCTTAATATATTAAAAGTTGTAAAAAACTTTAAGGCTACTTGTCGCTAAATTAAAAAGGAAAGAAAGAAAATGAAACTATCACATAAAGCTAAGAAGAACTTTGATGAAGATAATCAATTTTATATTGATTTAGGTAAGAAATTAAGAGCAGCTAGAAAAACTAAAGTCAATGAGTTTACTGGTAAAGAAACTTTAGTAACTCAAACTAGAGTGGCACAAGTTCTTAAATCTACCTTTCAACAAGTAGGAAAATATGAAAAGGGTGAGAACCGAATACCTTTAATTAATCTTGTTAAAATTAGCAAATTTTTAAATAAACCATTAAGTTATTTTTTAGATGATTTTCAAGAACCAGAAATATTATCTGATGAATTTAATAATGCTTTTAAAATTGAATTAGAAAAACTACAGGATAGCAAATAATGTTTGTTCCTGTTAAAGAGAAGCTAGATAAATTAGTTGCACTTACACCTGATGACCAGGAGAAATTAAGTTACTATAAAAGTATAGTACCAGCTATGATTGCTAACTGTCATAAAGCTCATCAAACAATACCAGGTTATGAATCTTGTAAGCCAGAGATAGAAGCTTTTAAATGGTTTGAGGGTATCAATATTCCTGTTCATGGTTACATAGATTTAAAAGGGGATAATCTAATTATTGAAGATAAATGTAAAATGCCAAGAAGGGGTATTGTTAAGAAAGATGGAACTAGGTCTTGGTTTCCAGGTAAACTACCTGATAGACCTTCACCCTATAATTTATTACAAGTAGATTTTTATTGGTCAGTATTTGAAGTGCCAGTTTATCTTTGTTATGTCAATGAGAAAGAATTTAGAGTCTATCATGCAGGAAATTGTGATGAGCTAAAGCCTGAGAATATTAAGAAAAGAATACCTAGAATAATTCAAAGAGCTAAAGTAAGACAGAACCTAATGAAGATCAGTAATGATCCAAATGTTCTTAAAGATTATATTCAACCAGACTTTACACATATGTTTTGGAACAATGATGCTAACGAAGATTATTTAAATAATGCTAAGAAATTTTGGGGTTATTAATTACCAATCAAACTTAGACTCATTTTCAAAAGTCTTATCTTCGTCTGCTTTCTTCATACATAAATAATGAGCTTTAGTGTGATTAGCAAAAGCTACAAAACTTTCTTGATTTGTCATTTCTTTATAACAATACTTACACTTACCAATATTAACTATGATTACTTTAGGTTTAATCCAAGTTTTTTTTGGCATAACAATTTTATTACCCCACCATCATACCCAGTTGACAAGCAACTACACCTAATAACAATTTTTTAACTTGTCTTATATGCTTTAGCACTAATAGTAGATTTAGCTTTTGATCTACTTATCTTTTTCTTTTTCCTTTTATTAACATTGTACCACAAACCTTTTTTGACAACTTTGCCATCTTTTCTTTTATGATAACCTTTTTTCATTAGTATTTCTTCTTCTTGTTTTTTTTCTTACTCTTTTTTTTAGTTTTCTTTTTTTTCATATACATAGTTATCTCCTATTATTATTTTTTTTTACGCATATAGTGTTTTGATGGTTCGTAATTCCATCTTTTTCCATGATGACCTCTAATGTCAGCATAAAACATTCTTAACTTAACTATACTTTTTATCAAGAATTTTTTTACCATTTCTTACAAGACCAATACCTTGCAGAAAATACATCTTTAGCAGTAGCACATTTATGTCTAGCTCTAAAAGATTTTCGTCTTGCAGGAATGTTTTTCTTTATAGTCATATTGGCATCACCATATCTAATAATCTTTTCTTTGCCACCCTTACAAGCTTTAACTACAAATTTTTTACCACCTGATATTTGTCTTTTAGGTGAATTACATTTCATTTTAGATTTATTTATTGCCATGCTTTATAACCTTGTTTGTCTTTAGTTAGTGCTTGTCCTCTAGGATTAGGAACATAAGATACATGAATCCATCCACCATTATCTTCAGTATAATATTCTAAAATTGCTTGGTCAAAAGGTAAGTTTTCTATGATGTGTTTAAATACTTTTTTATTATCAACACCTGGAATAGTAAAATCTGCTGCACAACCAGAGCAATGTTGTGAGGTAATTTTAGAACCAATTAATCCTGCTAATTTTTTTGATCTATACCCTGATGTTACTACTAAAGGTAAATTATAATCTTCTCTAAGCGGTTGAAGAATATTCTCACATAACAACCTTAAATTTTCTATATGATCTGAACTTGGAGTATTATCTATATTATTTCTTAATGCTGTTTGTGATACAGTTAATTCTTCTAAATTAAAGTTATTTGTTAATTTCATTTTCATTTACTCCTTTAAAATATTTATAATCATATTTAACTGCTCTGCAATCATGTTTTTTACGCATAGATTTTTCTTTATTTATAAACTCTAAAGCATTTTTCTCAGAATCAAATATAAGATTGGTAAAAATTTGATATAAACTATCTTCTTTTTTCCATATAACGCACCACATTAACTAGATTTTATTTCTTTACACATAAAGTTTATGATTGTTTTCTCATTATTTATTGTTTCTATTCCAATAATTTTATTTAATTCATAAGCTTTTTGATAACCTGCTGAAGAACATTCAAACCAATTTTTATAAGCATTCATTGGTTTTTCAGGGGTGCAAATTTGTAGGGTTGAGGAGCAGATTGTCATTATTAGTATAAATTTCATTAAGGGTGTTCAAGCATTAATTTGTTAGTTTCTTTTAATTCTTTAATTTGTTTATTAGCATCTTCTAAATCAATACTAATATGCTCTAATTTTTGTAAGCATCTTTTGTTAGCACTATCTTTAGATTTACCAGCATCTTGCAACTCAGCAATCTCTTGCTTGAGTATTCGGATCTGTTCTTTATATTCGTTTAACAATTCTAAGTTGTCAGACATTATTTCTTTTTAAATAAATCCATTCCAGGTTTTAGACCATATATACTACCAAATATTCCAAGAACTAACCATTTATAAAATTCTGGAAAATTATTAAAGTATTCAAAAAACAAATCTAACTTTTCTTTAGCTTGTGGATCTCCGCTAAATACTGACCAACTTAACACAACAATTGGCAAAACTACAATTATCAAAACCAGCTCATCTTTCCATCCTTGATTCTGATTATTCATTACAGCTTTTTTAAATTCTATTTGTCCATCAGCCATCTTTTGTGCATGGTTCATTTCTGCAACAGATTCTAACTCTTTTGCTTTTCTTTTATTAGAAGCAATAGACATTCCTGTCTTAATTATACCTGGTACTAATTTAGCTGCAATATTTAACCACATAAATTTATTGTAAAGGATTTTTATTGTTTTCTTTAATCTCTAATATTTCTAGTTTTAATACTTCAATTTCTTTTTGCATTATAGCAATCTCTTTATCTTGATCTATTATTGCAAATCCATTTGTTTCTATTCCTGATAAATCAGGTGCAGTTGCATTTGATAATTGTTCTATTGTAGATTCCATCTTAGCAAACTTTGTAAATCCAGCACCAATAGAAGCAATCAATCCTAGTACGACAACTATGTTTGTAAGATTATCTTGTATTTTTTTAACCATTTTTTAACTCCTGTAATTCTAAAAGTAATATTCTTTTGTTATACTTTATTTCGTTTAATTTTTTAATCTTAATTTCCATTATATCATTAGCAGTATATTCTACCAAATTAACATTAGTATATATAGACCTATTATCAAATATCTCTATTTGATTCAAATAAATATCTTTAGGCTTGTAAAATTCGTTATTATTATAAACAGATAATGATGCTTGGTCATTCTGCATAGCATCTAATTTTATGATATTTTTAATCTGTAAATTCTTGGCATTATCTTTTATCTGTTCATCTACTTTTGCCATAATCTTGTCTATTTTAGGTTTCTTTGTTTTCTTCTTTGCTACCTTTGTTTTAATTTCTTTTTCAGGTGTTTCTTCAGTAGATTCTTCAACCATTTCTTCCTCTTGTATTTCTTCTTCTTTTTCCTCAACAGCTTCTTCAGGTATTTCTTCAATTATTTCTGCTGTCATTTCCTCTTTAGCTTCTTCCATAATTTCTTCGGTAATTATTTCTTCTTCTGGCTTTTCCTCAATCATAGTTTCTTCCATAACCTCTGGTTTCTCCTCTATGATTTCTGGTTCTTTTTCTGGCATAGATACAATCTGAATAGATTCTTCTACTTCAAATACTTCTTCTAGTTTAGGTTCTTCTTTAATTTCAAATGTAAATTCTTCTTCAATTTTAATATTTTCTTCTGGTTCAAAATCAGTAAATAAATTTATTAATTCTTGTTCTACAGTTTCATTAATATCAGGAACATAAGTATAATTAACAATTAGACTAGGTTCTTTAAGATCAGCACCATAATGTCCTGTCGTATTAGGCACAGAAAAATCATATCTTAAAACAACATCATAATCTTGTACTGTGTTCTTTCCAAATATCATTGTATCGGTCATATCTTCATAGGTACAACCATTAAATGTAGCACAAGTTCCTGAGATAGTTCTATTCTGTGTTGTAAGATTTCCATTATCATCTGTTACTTTGATAGATTGTGTAACAGATTGTGAATTGCTATTCCAAAACCATATTTTAGATGAGCCTGTTATTTCAAAGCCATTGTTTAATGAGTTTTTATTTACATTAGAATCATTCAAAGAAACACTATCTGATTCTATATATTCATTATCAACTCCAGCGATAACTCCACTACCATGTGTAGTATCTATGTTTGTTCCTGACCAACCACTTGTAAAATCTTGTGAAACTAAATTACTTGTTGTTTCTGCTTTTAAAGTTGTAAGGGTTAATATCATCAACAAAACGATTGATACGATAAACTGCATATGCCATAACTCCTATAAAAATTACTAACCAAATCATTTTGGATTAGTCCAATCAACTGGTTTTTTCTTTGGTAAGATTATTTGTTCTTTTTCTAATTTTGCGTCTATCTTTTCTCTTTTCTTAATTCGTTTTACATAAGTTTCATAATCTGGTCTTTCATGGTCATACTTATTCCATAAGGCTAAGGCATCTTTTCCAATCTTGCCATCTATCGGACAAGGTGTTCCAGCATTAATCATAGCTTCAAAGACTCTTTCATCTTGACACAATAAAGCCACACTTCCTACTTTCATTCCAAAGTCATATAGAACTTTAGCTAATTTAATTCTTTCACAATTCATATCTCTATTAGTCTTACCACCTGAAAAGCCTGTACCAAATGTTTGAATACCTACTGATACTCCTGTTGCACAGACATCTTGGCTTTGTGCAGAGAATGATGGTGCAGATGCAGTTGGTGGTGCTGATTTAATATTAGAATGATTAGTAGAGTTTGATGTAGTATTTGATGATGAGCCTGATTGATAAGTCGTTGTTGCATTTGATGTATAACCACCATCAATCATAGTATTTGAACCTGATGTATTATTTTGCGTTTCATCAGGATATGCAGGTTTTATAAATGCTAATAAGCAAAACAAAACTATTAATATTCCTGTAAAATAATAATTCATACTTAACCTCATTTAGCAACTTTACCTTTGTTAATACCTTTTTTAATCACATACTGTTGAGTACCATTAGCACCATAATTTACTTCTTGTCTTAGATTCTTAAAGATATTCATTTCTTTTAAATTCTTTTCTAACTTCTTTTTAAAAGATTCTAATACTTTATTATCTCTCATTTACTACCACCTATGTAACCACCAATAACACCAATTAATCCTGTAACAGACATCTTCATAAGGGTTATGACACTTTCATCTACTGGTCTATTTTCTTCTAATGCTACCCAATAGTC